CTCTGGTTCTAGAGCAGCTGGTCTAGCATTGTCTTGTACCGGAACATCAGGTTCGGTGGATGGCATTTATACAGTGACTTACAAGTCATATCACAACACTTTAGATAGTGAGTTTAATAAATTTACAGTTCCGATGTTCGGTGGATTTAATGGAGTAGATATTCAACATACTAATCCATTCGATAATTATTATGCTACGACTCCAACGATGCAAACATATTCCAAGTTTAATTCTATTAGACAAGCAATTGATTCATGTGCAGATGCGGAAATGGTGGAATGTAATTTGATGACTGCACCAGGAGTTGGAACTACCACCGAGTCGCGTGGATTAACAAATCATATGTTGGATATTTGCGAACGTCGAGCAGATACTTTGGCAGTCATTGATATCGAGGGTGGTTATTTACCTCCCTCTGATCGAAGTTCATTCGGAAAGGATTCTGATAGTGCCAATCAAGGTAAAGCTTCAACAGCAGCGACAACGCTAAGAGACAGGAAAATTAACAATAGCTATGGCGCTTGTTATTATCCGTGGATTCAAATTAGAGATTCAGACTCTGGTGTTGCGTTTTTTGCGCCACCGTCAATTGCTGCCCTAGGAACTTATGCTTATTCAGAAGCCCAATCAGAAGTTTGGTATGCACCAGCGGGCTTTAATCGCGGTGGCTTAACCGAAGGGGCTGCCGGTGTTCCAATCATTGGAGTTACTGAGCGATTGTCTTCTAAGGATCGCGATAAGCTTTATGAGAATAACATTAATCCAATTGCTTCATTTCCAGCGGAAGGACTTGTTGTTTTTGGCCAAAAAACGCTACAAGCAACAAGAAGTGCTTTGGACCGAGTTAATGTCAGACGCTTGCTGATCCATATTAAGAAAGAAGTTTCTCGAATTTCATCAAGGTTACTTTTTGATCCAAATACAGCAGTAACTTGGGATAGATTTACTGGACAAGTTGCCCCATTCCTTGATAGTGTTAAAGTTAGGCTTGGGCTAGAAGATTATAAAGTTGTATTAGATTCAACGACAACGACACCCGATCTTATTGATAGGAATGTGATGTACGCAAAAATCTTCTTGAAGCCAACACGAGCAATTGAATTTATTGCAATTGATTTCATAATTACAAACACTGGAGCGTCATTTGAGGATTAATTTTTAAGAATGACTAATTATAATAGGAGAAGATACAGATGACTTTTTGGCAAGATTCAAGTTTAGAGCCCAAACGAACTTATAAATTTATTTTAAGTATTCCCGGAGGTCGTGAAACTGATGGATTAAAGGAATTTTTGGTTAAGAAGGTCAAGAAACCTGAGTGGGAAATTGGTTCTATTGAGCACAAATTTTTAAATCATTCTTTTTGGTATCCCGGTAAAACAAAATGGACGGCTGTTGATGTTACTGTTGTTGACACTGTTGATCCTAGTGCTAATGCAACACAAGAGATTATGCGAATGTTAGAAGCATCGGGTTATCGGGAGCCTGAAAATCCGACGACACCTGCTGGATGGGGCACTGTTTCAAAATCTAAAGCAGTAAGAGATGCGCTTGGCACAGTTAAAATCAAAACTATTGATAGTGACGGCGAAATTGTTGAAGTATGGACGTTGAAAAACGCTTGGATTCAAAAAGTTGCAATGGGCGAACTCACCTATGATGATGAAGCACTGGTTGAGACAACCATGACTATTCAATATGATAATGCATTTGTAGATATTAAAGGTGGTCGAGGAATAATTCCTTCTAATGCAACAGGCTAAAAAAGTCATCTATTTTCTGATATAATATAAAAAGAGGTATATATGCCAAGAAATAACCAGGATCGTCTGGAGTCTAAACCCGAAGGTGGTAGCGAGGCACCCCTTCAAGAAACTAATTCACTTTTAAATTACGTTCAACCTACCGAGTTTGTTGATTTACCAACAAAAGGTAAGTTTTATTCACAAGAACATCCCTTACATAATGTAGATACTATAGAAATTAAGTATATGACTGCAAAAGAGACAGATCTTTTGACATCAAAAACATTATTAAAAAAAGGTCTTGCTATCGATAGAATGCTACAAAGTATTATTGTTGATAGATCTATTAAAGTTCAAGAACTTTTCCTTGGAGATAAGAATGCAATCTTAATGGCTGCAAGGATTAGTGGATTTGGTGCCCAATATTCTGCAAATGTAACATGTCGAGGATGTTCGACAGCGAGTGAGCAACATTTCGATTTATCAGAAGTACACGTAAAAGAAGCAGATGATGATATTGAGTTTACAGAAGATGGAACTTTTTTTATCGATCTTCCAAAAACGGAAGTTAAAGCAGAGTGTAAACTGTTAACAGGAAAGGACGAGTCCAAGCTTTTAGCAAAAGCAAAAAAGAAAGAGAAATTAAAGCTTGGGGAATCTTTATTAACGGATCAGTTAAAATTAGTTATTGTTTCACTTAATGGTGAAACCGAAAGGAGTACGGTTGAGAATTTTGTGGATACAATGCCAGCAATTGACGCCAATCACTTAAGAATTGAATATGAAAAAATCAAACCAGATGTGGATTTATCATATGAGCTTGAGTGTGACGGCTGCGATGTAGTTAGTAATGTATCTATCCCATTCTCAACCAATTTTCTTTGGCCTGACAGATAAATATTCTGAAAATGTCTATGAACAATTATTTTACTTAAAATATCATGGAGGATGGAGCTTCATTGAAGCTTATAATCTTCCAATTCAGCTAAGAGACTGGTGGCTCACCAGACTCCAGAAACAATTCGACGACGAAGCCAAACGCCAAAAAGAGGCTAATCGAAAATAGTTAATAAATCTTAAACCTCCCTTTGTGGAGGTTTTTTATTTTATATACAACACTATTTATACTTATCAAAGAGTGTAAACACTCATTTGTATAGGTATATTAAACTATGGCAAAAGACCCAAAAGGCCCAAAAGGCCCAATACCGCCCGCTCCGGATTCTGAAGAAATAGATGAAACCACCGAAGCGATGGATGAAGCCGGTAAAGCAACTAAATCTTTTACCGAACATATGGGTGATGCCAAAGACGCCACAGTGGGTCTTGGCAACTCGGCTGTAGGTTTCATCAGCCAATTCACAGGAGGTATGGATCTGTCAATTAGTGGAATTATTGCGTTTGCGCTTGAGATAGATAACACTCGGGCCGCCATGGACAAAGCCACTGGCGCAGCGGGAGGTCTTAACAAGGGAGTCCGTGAGATGCGCCAACACGTAAAGGGCCTGGGCGCTAATTATGCCTTTTTAACCGAAGCCATGACCGCAACCTATGAGGGAATGTCAGCGTTCTCTAATCTTTCATCAGAAGTTCAAGGCCGAATGGCAGGACTTGCGGCTGGGCTTACGCGGGTTGGTGTTGACGCGGGCACAACTGCAAAAAATTTCGATATTATGAATAAAGGCTTGGGCTTAAGTGTAGAACAAACTGAAGAAATGACCAAATCTATTATGAGAACTGCAATTGGCCTTGGGACTACACCTAAAAAAATGGCAGCAGATTTTGCAGCCTCCGCACCAATATTGGCACGTTATGGAAAAAATACTGAAGGCGTATTCAGAAAACTTGCTGCACAATCGAAAGCAACTGGCGCAGAAATGAGTTCTCTTTTAGGCGTTGCCGGAAAATTTGACACATTTGAGGATGCAGCAGGCACAACTGCTCAATTGAATGCGCTGTTGGGAACTCAACTCAATAGTGTAGACATGTTAACCGCTTCTGAAGGCGAGCGCATTGAGATGATGAAACAATCAATCGAGTCGAGTGGAAAGAGTTGGGAAAGCATGGACCGTTTTGAAAGAAAAGCATTAGCAGGTGCAGTTGGAATGACTGATCTCGCTGAAGCTGGAAAGATTTTTGGAACTTCATTGGAAGATATGGAAGATGCCGAAGCCGCAGCAGATCCAGCATTAACGGCCCAAGAAGAATTAAACAAAGCCATGAAAAAAGGCACTTCAATGACGGAGGCTTGGAAAGCAATGCTGGAAGGTATTATGTCTAAGTTATCTAATGCAGTTATGCCACTGGTGATGGAGTTTATGAACTGGCTTGTTACACCTGGAGAGATCGACAAAAGCCCATTAGGACAGGCAGTTGATCATATAGTTGATTTTGCGCTCTGGGTCAGAGATGTTGCTAAGTGGTGGATGGAATCAGATAGTGTAATTGTTAAATCTATAAAGAAGTGGGCAGCGATTTTTCTCGGAGTTGCAATCGCGGCAGGGCCTATTCTGACCTTTTTAGGAAGTATGAAGATGATTGTGATGGGATTGTTCACGATTTTGAAGGCATTCATAATTCCTGCATTCAAAATCCTGGTTTGGGTGGTCGCGAACCTTTTATGGCCTATTGTTGTAGTTGCTTTTAAAGTGATCATGTTTGCTATTGGTGCTCTTCTTTCTCCAATAGGTTTAGTTGTGGCGGCAATTGTCGGTATTATTGCCATTGTTTGGATCTTTAAAGAGGAGATTGCGGCGGCACTAATAGTTGCATGGAACTGGTGGAAAAATCTGGCAACAGGCATGACCGGTGCGTTCGGTGATGCGATGGATTGGATTTTCGAAAAATTAGGGGCTTTTGGATCTTTCATGCTAAATGCATTTACAAGTCTTGGCGATGGATTAAGGCTTGTTTTTCAGGGTATAGGAAATTTTTTCGTTGGTATGCTTAATGATTGGATCATCAAACCACTTAATGGTCTTATTGGATGGGCCTATGATTTAATAACGAATTTACCAGACTGGGCGGTGCCAGATGTATTTCAAAATGCTTCGAGAGAAGACTTTCTCATAGAACCATTTGAAAGATTTCATGATGGAACTCAAGGACGGCCAATGCTCGGCCCAGCAATCGTCGAAGACAATGAAACAGTTATCTTACCTTCAAAAAATTCTGCCGGTGGTACTGTTTTAACCGCAAACGACATGGCAAATGCAGGCACTGGAAACCAGCCAGTGACAGTTGTAATTAATATTGATGGTAGAGAGTTTGTAAGGCAAACTGTAATTCCAGTATTAAATAAAGAATTTAGCTTACAGGGGATATAAAAGATGGGATTTTTTGGAAAAAAAGAAGAGAAGTTAGATGAAAAAACTAACCCTAATAATAATCGCACATTTAAACATGGTGATGATGTTTCGGATAATCTTGCAAATAATCATTTTCAATTTCTTGAATTTTTTCATCTTCCATCTGCTTACTTTGTGGCATTTAAAGCATACATAGAAACTTTTGATGATGCTTATAAATCAGATTGGAAAACAACACAGGTTTATGGACGCATGGATCCAATCGCAACTTTTCAAAGAACAACAAGATCCATAAACTGCGGGTTTAAAGTCGTTGCTTCAAGTGTGCAAGAAGCCGAACAAAATATGCGACGTATTTCATTGTTGCTTCAAATGCTTTATCCGTCATTTGATACTGAAGGAATGCCAGGAGCAACGACAACAGGGGCGCGAACAGCTTCACGAGCAGACACGCGAGTTCGAACAATTAAAGGATCGCCTTTATTTAAGGTAAAGTTTTTAAATTGGATTGCTCGGGGTTCTGGAGGCGATGCCGGTTCTGCTGAAGATTCTGGATTATTGGGTTATATTAATGGATTTACATTTAAGCCAAATTTGGAAGCTGGTAGTTTTCAAGTTGGTCTTCACTTGTACCCAAAATATGTTGATTTAAGTTTTACCTTAAGTGTTATCCATGAAGATCCTCTTGGGTGGGATACTGGAGGCACTGAAGGTGATGAAGCAGGAATGGGGAGTGGTTTTCGGTCTACACCCGTATCTCCAGAACTTCCTTATGGAAGTGATATTACGACAAAAGGAAAACGCAAGAAAAATAAAATGTCGGACGAACAAGCAAAACGATTTAAAGCATTAAAAGAAGCAACTCAATCAAAAATAGTAGGGGGTTAAATAATGGTTTCACGATATGGTGCAAGAGGTTTGATAACAAATTTTGATGAACAATATGAAAATTTATTTAAAAAACGCAATACAATAACAATTTTACAATACACAACTCCAAATATGCAGCATCCTTCTGCTAAAGAAATAGCAAATTTAAGTATTGTTAATCATGCGTGGGCAGATGGCGACAGATTTTGGAAACTAGCTGGCAGATATTTTGGCAAGCCAGAACTTTGGTGGGTAATTGCTTGGTTTAATCGTATGCCAACGGAAGGTCACTTAGAACGTGGCGATATTGTGGCAATACCATTACCTCTTTCAAAAATTCTTGATTATTTGGATTTATAAATTATGGATTGTGTAGAAATACAATTAATTCAAAGTATGGGTGGTGTTGAATAATGGGTAACTTCGAACTCAGATACGCACAAAAAGCACTCGATGCACAAAAAGCAAAAAAACCTCCTGTTGATCGAAAAACACCGCCGAAAGGTGCCATCATCCAAGACAACAAGGGGAATTGGATTGATGCAAAGGGCAAAGTTGTCGGTCAAAACCCGCTCACCGACGAAGAAAAAGGAATGGTCGCCCAGGCCGAATGGAATAAGGCTGCAACGGAGGGAGCTGGTGCAGGTGGAGGTGGAGAAAAAGCAAAAGGTCATCCCCAAAGAAAGCCGATTGAATTTGATGATCAATCTTTTTTATGGGACAATGTGAGTCTTTTCTTAAATGAGGCCGATCCGGGGAAAGCCGGGGGCAAAACCGGATTTGTTGTTGGTGGTAAGGTGATTCCAAATCCACACCTCAAATTTTATAAATATAAAAATTTTCTCCAAATTAAAGATGATAATCCGTTAACAACTGTAAATAAATTAAATGCAATGGGTATTGAGGCTTTTACCCATGTAACCACCGGAGAATTATCTTCGATTGTGCCACATTTTAAACTTTATAAAGTGTTACCTCAACAGCCAAATCTTACTTGGGACCGAAAAAGAACACGCATCGCGTTTCCATTTAACGATCACACAACAATGTCATCAATTATACAATCAAAAGAACAAAGAGGAACAGACGTTGGTTTTTTAAAAGCGGATTGGGATGATACTGGTGGAAATCCTGCAAATGTCGGCGTTTCTTTTAAAGGAACCTTGACGTTTCATTTTCAAAGTTTTGAAGGGATTTTTAAAGAAAGAGAAGTTGATGGACACAAAATAAAATTCGCTGATATAATGATTCTGGAACAACTCGTAGGAAGAAGGGCAGACGAGAAAAAGGCCAAACTCTTAAAGAGCAAAAACAAAATTGATAAGGCGAAGTATGACATTATGATGGCTGAAGCTGCTTCAAATAATATAAATTGCGGAACACAAAATGAAATTCATATGGAAGTTGGATGGAGCTTACCAATAAGTTCGCAATTTAAGAACTCCAAATTTGACGAAAAATTAGAAAAATTAAGGCGGACCTATGTTATAACACCAATTGATCAAGAAATTAATGTTACAGATAATGGTGCAGTTGACATGAAAGTTACATTTTGTGCAGCGATTGAAGGAAGAACCTTTGGCTCTACAGCAGATCTTTTAGGCATTGACGAAACAATGATACCATTGGATTTTGCCGGGTCCGTGGCACAGCTTAGAATGCAGATGGAAGAATATAGAGATGAGATTGGCGAGTCGCGAAAATCCGACGCAAAGATCGCCATGTCTAAAAGGAGCGCAAGGACGAAACAGCGAAAACTAGATAAAAATATAAAAGCAAGAAAGTCGCTTCAAGAAAATTATGGGAAAAAGAAGTCAGAGTTGCGATCACTAAGATATAAGCGGCTATTAGATCAGTTGAGAAAAGGAGCACAAGAACGAATTTTTTATATTGATCTTCAGCCAGCTGTTAAATCAATGTATGTATCACTTCTTGTTGCTGGAGCGAATGCATACCATGAAAGTAAAAAAGCAAGTGAGATAGAAAAAAACTATATCAAAACGACATATGAAAGTGTGGCTCTTGAATTACGCTCAGTGCTTGAGTTCGAGCAATCCTATACCAAAACAAAAAAAGGTGGTCCGAATGCTGCTGCCAAGCTTGGTAATACTTCCGATATGGCTCCAAAAAAATATGCTCGTGCTGCGAGAAACAAAAAGGAAGCGAACAGACGCAAAAAAGCAGAACAAAGGAGAAAGCGCCGCTTGCGTAGAGGATCCAACAGAATTCATTATATTTACTTAGGAGATTTGATAGAAGCTGCAATGGAAATTGTTTATTTTAATCCTAGCAAAGATGGGAAGAAAGACCCCGGAAAGCAATGCCCACAAATAAGAAATGATGTAAGAGTGTTATTGGGTTCTTTTTCGTATGTAGATTCATCGAGCGGCGATATAAAAACTATGGAACTAGCCGATGTCCCTATTGCTTTTAACTATTTTAATTCTTGGTGGTATGAAAATGTTATTAAAAGAAATAGGGATAATTATCCATTGAGAGTATTTTTAAGAGATCTGTGTAGCAAACTATTAAATAATGTTATGGCCCCTAAAAGATATGGCGGAAATCCAGGCAAAAGAATGCGAGCAGCAGTTCAAACAATCTGGTCTAAAAAAGGCGACCCACTTGATGTTGAATGGTCTAAAGGAGAGCGCGCACCGCGATTTGCTGGTCGCCAACGAAGAAAAGAACGAATCGATATTCAAAAGGTTCTGAAAAGTCAGCAAGGTAGGGGAGAAAAAGGCAAAGATGATTATACTCAGTGGTTGTATGTTTATGTTACTGGCGGGGAATCAGAAAATTCTGTGTTGACTGGCAGGATTGAGGAAGATACAAAAATTAATGTTCCTCATTATTTTCTGGGTTCTGAAACAGGAGTTTTACTTGATGTAAAATTTACTAAAACAAAAATTCCTGGTAAAAGAGAATCTATGATTGCAAAGATGAGAGATGATGGCCCTGAAAATATGAATTTAATATTTGCAGATCGTTATGACGCTAAAGTTACAGTGCTCGGTAATCCAATTTTTAAACCTGGTATGATGGTATATCTTGATCCGCGATCTTTGGGACTATCACTAGCCGAGGCCGAACATGTTCCAGCAATGTATCTGGCAGACTTGGCCATCGGCGGTTATTATCGGGTGAACAGAGTAAACAACCAACTAGATTCGTCCAAGTTTGTAACTGAATTATCTACGATTTCAGAATATTCGATTAGAGAGATTCAAAAAGCAAGGAGATGTAAAGCGGGTGGGACGACCGCCCAAGGCGGTCTAAGGAAAGGTGAAACCTGTTGAATGATAAATTAAAAGAGCGTCTTGAATTTATTGAACGATTTAGGAAAGAAAGGGACGTGCCTCTTGGTTCAAATGACTTGTCCGCTTTAGCTATTTTTCAGCAGCGTAAATACTACGATGAAGACATTTATCCATCTAAATATTATGCGCCGACACCAATGAATTTGTGGAATGAAAACCCATTTTTTGGCAAAGTTAATTTTGAAGGCAACACTGTTTTTGCACCAAAAACATTCTTAAAACAAGTTGATAACAATGTGTGGGCTCTTGATTTTGTTGCAGATGCTTTTAATGATTTTAAAGAAGAGTTC